TTTTCCACTTGATAAATATTCTTTATAAAAAGCTGGTGTCTTAGCCATTAAATCTGTCATTTCTTTTACACTTTGTTGGTAAGTAGTGTTCGTAGATGCTTTATTAATTACTGCAAAATAATCGTCAATAACATTTTTACTTTTATTATATACTTTTTCTCCTAACTCCTTTTTTAGTTTTTTCTCTAAAGCTTCTCCCGTTATTTTACCTCCACTTTCAACTACTTCCTTTGTAACCTTTTCAACACCCTTTCTTACACCAGCACCTTTAATTGCTTTAAATACTTGAATACCGCCTGGTAAGAAAGCAATACCCATCATTATATTACCCATCATTTCATCACCTTCTTGGTAATACATACCTGCGTGTGCCATATCAATCGCACCAGAAATAAACGGTCCAGCAATAGGAATAAACAATGCACCAATAGCAATTACATCTAATATTTCGTGTCGATACTTATATAAAAAATCATCTGATGCAAACGTACTATCAAAACTTCTTTCTTTTCTTGCACCTAATGCATGTTGTTTTTCCATATAAGACTGCTTCTCCTTATCTGTCATACCAATAGTCTCATAATTGGTTTTTGATTTTGACATATAGGTTTGATTCCAATCTTTATCATAAAAAGTATTTGTTATAATAACAGTTTTCCATTCACCATCATCACCAATCATTTTACATGGTTGATCTACTTCTCTAACTTTACCTAAATTACTTGTATCACAATAACATTTAGTGTAAGATTTATTATCATCATACCCATACATATAAGTTTGATAAACCCTTTTACCATTTTTGGTTACCCATTTTCCTAAATCTTCTTTGAAATCCCATTCTTTACCTTTTAGTGTTCTATTAGTAGGAATACCTCCTTGTGCGATACATTTTTGTTTCTTTCTATCGTTACACTCACTATCGTGTTTTTTAGGTGAACATGAATTAAGTCTTTTAAGTTGTGCAATATTATCAGATTTTAAATTACCTGTTTTTGGTAAATATTTTCTGCCTGCACCAATACCACCTTCAGGGTCATAGTCATAATAATTACTTGGAGGTTCAATATATTTAGGCATTTCATAAAAAGCACTTTTAAAAAATTTTCCAGTTTTAGTATCGTAAATTTTATTGTCTATAGTAAACTCTGATTTTTCTCCCTCTTTTTTAGCATTTGCCCAAGCAATAATAAAATCATCTTCTAAAACACCTAAACCATCTGCATCTGTATGTCCTTGACTTTTTAAAAAATCTTCCGCTTCTTTACGAGTTTTTATTTGTTCACTCAATAAAATTCTTTTGTATTGTGACTCAGTTATGATTATTCTTTTATACATAAATTTGTATTTTAGCTAACTTGAAACTTACCATTAGTCTTATTACCTAAACGTTTTAACCCTTTTGGTCTAATAGTAATTTTTTCAGAACTCTCTAAACCTAATTGATTTCTAATATTATCTATATAACTTTTATTAAATTCAGTTTTATTTTTATTAGAAGTATCTAATAATAATTTACCACCAGAGAATTGATATTGTCCGTTACCAATATATTTAATTACTGCAATTTTACCTGTTTGATCTTTTGGGTTTCTATATATTGTATATTTCTGTCCTTCTTTTCTAGTGGTAACTTGTGAAGGCATATCTTCTTTTAAAACATCATAAATATATCTTAATTTATCATCAGTACCTACACCCAAAAGATTTTCCTTTTTTAGTCTATTTTGGTAATGTGCAATACACCAATCCGCCCTAATAATTTCATCTTGTTGTTTTTCTTTAAAATTATTTAATTTTTCTTCAGAAGAACCAGTACCTTGTAATCCTAACTTTTTCATAACATTATACAAACCTTTAATATGTTTAACACATTCTTTATTTTGTATTTTATATTTTCTTTTATTACTTCTATAATCTTGCCTTACTTTTTTAAACTCGTCTTTAAACTCACCTTTATCTATTTGATCACCCATAGGGTCATCAGAACTATAATCTACTTCTTCTGTATCAGTATCTGTTGTAGTAACCTCTTCTTCACCATCTTTTTTGGTGTCTGTTGTGGTAACTACTTCTTCAGTATCTGTACTAATCTTTTTGTCTACACTTGTTGTTTTTTGTTTACTTTTTTCTAATTCTTTTTTAAGTCTTTGACATTCAGACTTCAGTAAGTTCATTTTTTTCTTTAAATCACTAATATACTTTTTATCCTCTGTAGTCAAAACTTTACCATATTTATTTTCTGCATTCTCTAAATCTTTTTTACTACTTTCAATTTTAGTCATTGTTGAGTCTGAACAAAAGTCTTTTGGATTCATACTACTAATAATATCTTCCGACTTTTTAATTTCTTTATCTACCTGTCCTTTCCCCAAAACCCTTGCATTCATTCCTGTTAAACCGTTGTTATATTTTTTCCAATCACTTAATATTTTTAATACACTCTTCTTTAAAGGGTTCATAACTTTTACAGTTTCAGATTCAATGTCAAAAGTTGGTGATCCACCGCCCCCTGTTAAATTTTTTGTATCTTTACTATCTGTAGTACTTGTAGTAGTTTTTGTATCTTTACTATCTGTAGTACTTGTAGTAGTTTTTGTATCTGTAGTAGTTTTCGTATCTTTACTATCTGTAGTACTTTTAGACATCGCCTCAGGATGTCTTTTATTTAATGTATCTATAGCTTTTTGATTACCTTTTAAACTTTTCCAGTCTTTTATTTTTAACCCTTTAGTATACCACACACCATCTTCTAATTTATACTCGTACGGGTCACCCTTTGACTTATATATTTTTTCTTCTTGTTCTATTAAATAATCTAAAGAATTACTAGATATATCAAAACTCATAAGTGTTTTCATTCTATTTAACTCTTCGTTTAACGTATTAATGTTTTTCATCTTATTTTTTTATAATGTATTATATTAATAAATATATCTAAATTGCAAAAAATCCCTACCAAACTAATGATAAGGATTTTTTTATGAAATTAAATATTCTAATCTCTTAGAATACGTTGATTGCTCTGTCGAAACGAAGTGTGCATGTGATATCTGCCAAATCAGAAGAGTTATAATCCAAACTTCCAAAGTCAGCGTCATTCAATTGTGTTCCTTGAAGAACCCACTTTTGTACAACGACACCTGTTGGATCTAACATTTCTAATTCTACATCTTTCTTATAACCCGCAGCATAACCTTGTCTACCTGTTACTGATTCTGAGTGTAAACGTACCCATTCCATCAACGCCTGTGTTGCGGAAGGTCCGATAGGATCTCTAAATGTTACTGAAATAGAATCCCAGTTAAATCTACCAATTACATAAGTAGATGTATTTAAAAATGGAATTTCTACTTCCTGACTCGTATATTTAGGTCTAGATGTTGTAGAAACCCACCATTCTTGTATCCCTAATTCATCGGGAAATCTTAAAATAAACCTATTCTTTCTTAACGGTTCGTAAGGAACAGGCATTCTCATTAATAAATCTGCCATTTTTTCTTTTTTTTAATTTTTTATTATAGTTATTCTTTATTTACTATATAAATATTCAGTTTTTAAAAAAAACTATTTTTTTATAATTATTCTTTTCTTTTTTGTATCTTTTGGGTCTGAAGTATCGTAAACAGTAAAAGTGATATCGGGATATAATCGTTTTAATTCATCTCTAATTAAATCTTCTATAACTTCTACATTACCCTCATCATCATCACTGAACCCAACACTAATACCTTCGAAATCTTCGTCATCTTTAATTTTAGTTATTTGACTAACAATCCTATCAACAAAACTCTTAAACGCAATTTTCTTTCCTTCTTCTGGATTTGTACCCACACTCTCTAAACCAAACCTTTGAGCAAATTCCTCTGAAGATACTGGATGGTAATCTTGTAAATTTAAGAATTCGTCTATTGATAAACCATTAAGATTCCTTTCCATTTCTTTTTGTTCTACCCAACTCATATCTTTAATTATCTCCTTTATACCTTCTTTTATCGCCTTTGGTGGGTTAGACCTAGCAGTAATGATAGAAAAGTCACTACCACTTATTAATGCCTCTTTAAACTTATCAAAACTAGGTCCATAACTACGATTACTTAATGCCCTTTTAGTGTCCTCAATAAATGCGTCATAGTCTCTAAAATCTTTAAACGCACTTAAAATATCATCATTTGGATATCTAAACTCTTTTCCTAATTTATGTCTAACACTCCTAAATTGTTCTGTCGATACTGAAACAGGTACCCAAATAGTATTACCTTCACTACCTAAATCCGAAATATCATTACTATTAACATTATACTCTAAATGTATTCTTGTAGGCATAACCAATATATTATCATCCCAATCAAATGAATACGCTTTTTTCTTAAATTCTTTTAGTAATTTATATTGTGACTCTGTAAGTTTAATATTCATATAATATAAATATTGTTTATAAATAAAAAAACCCATCTATTGATGGGTTTAATTGTATAATTGTACAATTATCACATTTTTTCGTCCATAGGGTAACTACCCCCCATTTTCGTTGTAACGCACTTAACGATTGAAGCGATTTCCATTGCATTTGTTAATGTTATCATCTCACCTAATTTTTTTAAACACTCTGATTGTCCGTCTGCCAATTTACATGCTGCGGGCATTTTAATACTTGACTTTTTAAAACAATCTTCAATTGGTTTATCACTACCCTCATTTATTACTCTTTTAACTATTCTACGTAAATCACTTTCTGATAGTGTAATTACTTTTCCGTCTTTTTTAATTTTCATTTCTTTAGATTTAAAAAAAAAGGGGGGAGTTAATCCCCCCATATTATTATTTTAGATATCATCGAAAGATGCTCCAGTGTTGGTGATGTTGAACTCAATCGAAATGAATTCTAACGATCTTGTTGGTTTAATAAATATTCTACCATTAAGTTCGTTTCTATCAATAGACTCTGGTGTGTCATCCAATGTAACTCTAAAGTCAGTTAAACCTCTCTCTTTTCTAATGTTATCCAAAATTGGGTTAACCAAACTTAAGAACTGATTTCTTACAACATCATCATTTTGTTCGAATAACAATCTGATTGACACCGCTGAAATAAGTTTTCTCGCTTGTAACAACAATCTTCTAACATTGATTCTGTTAAGAGCAGTTTCTTTAACTTGTAGTGTTTTATTACCGAAGATTACAACTCCTACGTCTGAGAATGTCGCCATTGGGTTAATTCTCCCTTCGTATAAGTCATCTCTATCGTCTAATTTCAGTTTAACTCTCGCTTTGATTGCGTTTGTTGTACCTCTATTTAAACCAGCCGCTGCGAACCAAGGGAACGCTACGTTATCTGTCAGTGCGATATTTCTCATAACCTCTAATGTCGGTGGTAACCATACATATCTGTTATTTTCTGTATCATTCATCTGTAACCATGGCCAGTATGTGGCGGAGTAGTTAGAATCGATTGCCGAATCCTCAACGATATCTACTGCCTCATCAGGTGTAATTGCCACCCCATCTGAGTCAGTATCGGGAGTAGTCATCACATAAAGTGAATCTGCTCTATCAACCTCTACCATATCAACCGCATTGTTTACTAATCCAATATTATCTCTTAAATCAATACCTGGTGTTGCGAAAACATTAATGTTAACCGCTTCAGGATTGTTATAAGTATATATTCCGTTTAAGTAAGCGTAATAGTCAGAATTAATTCCTTGATCTCCTTCAGTTGTTACAAATGTTGAGAATGTTCCGTTTGTTAATCCTATAGAACCTTTAGAACCAGTTTTAGTATAATTATCTGTATTAGTTCTTTGTAGTCTATATTCATCCCATCCATCCCATCCACCGAATGATGTGAATGTGAATTTTCTAGCTGATAACCTTTCATAAGGACCACCTACCAAACTAGCATCGTTAGTAAAGGCAGATACACCAACCTGTAATGTCGGAACATAACTATCAGTACCTAAGTCTACTTCTGCACCATTTGCGTTTACGTCTAAATGGAAACCATCTGTTTTTCCTGTATATACACCGTTGTTAATTGCATTTTTACCTTTATAATCAAAGAAGTCTTGATCCACACCAATTCCAGAATTTAAACCTAAATAAGTTCTTCTTAATTGTGCGGTAGTCAAAGACGTTGCGTATTGTGTTTTATATTCAATTTTTGGTGGTAGAGAAGTTCTACTTCCAATGTATGTTCTATTTAACACCCCTTCGAATCCTGCAGGTACTCTACTAGCTAAACTAGGGTCGTTTTCGTCATACAACTCAACCATAATATATCTACTTCTTAAAGGATATTCTCCGTTAGAAGTACCAATTTTTCTACCAATAAATCCTGTTGCACTTACATCTAAAGTAATGTTTGAAAATTTCTCTACTACATTAGGATTAGCGTCAGTATCATTAAAACTTCTAACTAATAAGTCAAATGTTTTATTATCAGGTCTGATATTAACTATTGAAAATTTAACGTCTTCATTTGCAGCACTACCATCAGATATCGTAATGAATCTAAATAGTCTCTGTAATGTTGCTCCAGATCCTGTTCCCATTAATTCTGAAAGAACCCAAGGTGAAGCCGCTGATTTCCATTGTTCTTGATAATCATCTAAGTTATTTGTATCAGTAGTTTCGATAGTGTTGAAAGTTACATCTAAACCTCTAACTTGGTCTTTAGCGATTAAGTCCACCAACACATTTTCATAGATTTCCTCAACCCATAATTCATTTTCTTTATCTTGTGTGGAAGAACCGAATACTCTAGGTAGATAATTCTTTTTAGTTCTATCCATAGATACGTCATAACTAAATGTGTTACCATTTGTTGCGGTACCACCGATAGTAAATGATGCCAATGCGTTACTTGCAATATTTGTAGTATTACTCATTGTTGCTGAATTACCAGTAACTTCAAATACTAACTCTTCGTCTGCGTTGTAAGTACCTCTCGATCTCAATGTTGCAATAACACTACCATCGATGTCTGTTAAACAAGTTGCGGTGTAACTTACAACTGTACCACTTGTAGTACCAGTTACAAAACTTCCACTTGTTCCTGTTGCAGTAACTTCCATATCGAAAGTCCCCCCACTAAAGTTACAACCTGTTTTAACGTATATTGGGTTAGATTGTGAAATAGTTTGTCCTGTATCTAATAGTCCTAATGTTGATAATGAGAATTGTCCATCATTATATAATGCTTCTAAATTTGCGTCTGCCCAATCTAAAGTGACTGGAGCTCCCGTTGTTTCTGCGGTATAGGATAAAAGTGTTGGGTATGATGTAGTTCCCGCACTTCCTACAGTTGTTGGATCTTCTGCGGAATCCAATGTGATAGACCACGCATCTCCCGCTTTATACCCCGAATAACCTAAAATTCTACTTACATATAGTTGATTGGTTTGAGTTAAAAATGATTTGGCGATATAGTTTAGTTCGTACTTTTGATAACCTGTCCCTTTAAACTTATCTGTGTTTAATCCGCCAAAATAACTAATAAACTCATCGTAGTTTGAGATAAATACTGGTTCAAACGCTGGACCTTTAGGTGTTTCCCCTAACAATCCCAACGTTGTAACTCCGACTTGTCTCGTTACGAATGTTAAGTCCTTCTCTGATGTGAATACACCTGGACTTACAAAAATTCTGTCTGTTGATGCCATTTAATTTTATTTTTTAAACTTTTATTATTAATTTCTTTTTATTATAAATATGCGGTTATTTTTGAAAAATTTTATTTTGTTGTTATACAACAAAAAATAGTATGATTTTTGTCTTACTTTTGTCATACTTACATATTTATAGTATATGAAAAGGGATAAAAACTTAAAAATAACACCACAAACACATAAATTATTAAAAGAATATTGTGAAAAGAATGGTTTAAAGATGTTCGCCTTTGTAGAAAAACTAATCAGAGAAAGGTGTAAACCTAAGACTGATATCTATGGTGATGAGGTTAATTAAAAGTAAATAAATCCGTATTAGCTAAGACCCTATTAAATTCATAATTTAAAAATAGTTCTTCATTTTTTTCTATATCTCTTAATGTGTAAAATACTAATATTTTATTTTCATTATCCCACTTATAAATTATATTTGGGTCGTTAGATGAATTAAATAATGCACCATAACCAAAAGGAATAACATAAGGAAATGTATTATTATCTTCTACTCTTATAGTATTTATTCTTATTGGTTTTAAATGGTGTGTATACGAAGCGTCATCTTCTGTCATATATAAACAATGACACTCTTCTAATATCTCTCCTTTAGATATTTTTTCTTTTGTAAATACACCCCAACCATGGACATCACTTTTTCTAGGTTCAATTGATTTGTTCTTATATAAAACATTTTTCATCTTACTATAATACTACAAAAAAAAATATTGTAAATTATATACCTTTACCGTCTTGGTGTGATACACCTTCTATTATTAACGCATAAACAACTACCTCACCACTACCTGTTGTATTTAGAGCATTGATTCCTGTCTGTAAAAAAACAATGTCCCCCTCATATATTGTCTGAACGTTTATTTGTCCCAAATCAATCTCGAAGATTTTATCTCTTAAATCAGCCCAAGTAGTAACACCTGGAGTATACCCTTCAGGTAAAACATCTACAATATTCTCATATGGATTTAAAGAATCTAGTGTGTTTGTTTGGGCGATTGTTCTTTTTATTGGTTCAACACCACCACTAGAATCTGCAATTAAAGTACCAACAACTGCTTGAGGTAACGCACTTGTGATTATTTCTATTGTATTACTATCTATAGTCCCTCCACCATTTGGTACTTCCATAACTAATTTCATTGTTATTGGAAATGCAGTACAGGTACCGATTGGTAACGGGAATTGTATACTAACACTCTCTCCCGCAGCGTCAATTAATGAGTTTTCAAAGTAATGTGTATAAGCATTTACACCAGTACCAAGAGTCCTTTGATAATCCGTTAATGTCATTCCACCACCTGATGGTGACCATATATTACCATTTAAGTTTATTGTTTTTCTAAATTGTGCCAACCCTTTTGCGGAAGGAACACCGTTTTTAGAAAAAGAATAAATACTATCTAAAATTTTAAATCTTTCAAAATTAGGTAAACTACCCGTTACATCAGTACGAATCCTGATTCTTAACCAATAGGCATCAATACTATTAATAGTTTTATTAGACCATGTAACTGCGGATACTGCAAAATCTGTAAGTGGGGATTCAATAAACTCATCTAAACCTACTCTAATAAATTCATCTGTATTAGGTCTTATAAAATAATCGGTACCATATGAAAAACCTTTATCAGCATTAGTACACATCCCCATAGTTTCAACCCATTGAGAACCATTCCAAGATTCAAAGACATATGTACCTCCAGATGATGCTTGTGAACTGATAAATGTTTCTAAACCATAAAAT